CTGCGAAACCTTTGTAGTTTCTTGTGATTATGTACGCTGATGTTTGTGCTATTTCAACAACATCTTGTACCCATTTGTCTTCTACCATTTGTATACTTTACCTTCTACTACGAATGAGTTACCTATCATTGGTACTGGTACTGGTGTTACTTTACCTTTGTCAATGTATAGGATTCCAAATCCTGATTGCCAGTTTGCTGAACCACCTTTGAGGTAGGTTGCTTGTTTCAAATCCATTATGTTTCCAACTTCAAACCCATACAAGGATGAGGTTTGTTTGCCGTTGAATGATGTGTTGTGATGTATGATTCCTTGTTTGTGTGTGTGTCCACATACAACTGACATACCAATTTTTCTTGCCAATGATACTGCTGTGCCACCTGCATATCTACTGGTTGCACCTTCATCACCGTGTCCCATTACCCAACCTGGGGCAAAGTTCCACAGTTTATTATGATATGTGATTTCTAAATCACGATAGCCAAGAAGTTTTTCATACTTTAAATCACGTAATGTTGCTAGTGCTGGTGCGTCGCGTTCAATGTATCTTTGTATTCTGTCGCCGTGATTTGACCTCATTAAATGAAAGTCACGGTCTCCAATTGCTTTACGAAACCTACCCATAATACGAGTAGTCTCATCAAGGTCACGTTGTAGATTAGAATGTTCTGCAACATATCCTTTGGACCAGCGTGCCGGTGCTAAACAATCAGCCTCATCACCAACACAAAAAAGTTCATCAGGTTGGTAGTCTTTAACAAACTTTATTGTTGCTTCTATTGCAGGTTTATTATGTAAAGGTATTTGCATATCCGATAGCACTACTATGCGTTTCATTTGTTTTCCTTAATAGCATTTGATAGTGCTATCACTTTGATAGCAATAAAATTTGTGTAAGCAATGGTGTCTGCTAGTTCTGCGAGCAACTCATCAACTGTTTCTTTAACAGTAAAAGTTTCAAACAACTGACCTGTTGATTTCATATACTGGTCAGCACCAACACCCTTGATACGGCTCATCACATAGTCGTTGAATGATTCCATAAAGGATGTTAAGTCTTGTAGGGCTATGCCGCTTCCGTGGTCTTTGACTGCTGGGTGGTCGTAGAAAAAGTTTGTGGGAGTCTTACGGTTATTGTTTCCGTTTGTTTGTTGTGTGCCACTATCTTGAACCCCTGGTTCATTAGTAGCATTAGCACCTGTTCCCATTCCTGCTGTGTCATTACTCATTCCTCATCTTCTTCCTCTTCGTATAAATCATCAGGTGATGATTCACCTTCGTATTTATAGTTACCTGTTTCTTCGTCTTCAACATAAATGTGAACAGTGATTGTACCATTTAAGTTTATCATATCTATGTGTATTTCGTCTGTTAAGTCATCATCTTCTAATGGTATTTGTGTTCCATCCATTGGTCCGCCAACAAATTCTCTTCTCATTTTGTCTGCTTATGTGTTATGAATGGTGGTGCTGTAAACACATTGTTTCGTGCAGCGATTTGCATTGCTTGTTTCCAAGTTGCACCTGCTTGTAATGCACCTATGGCATAAGGAGAACCGGAGCCAATGCCATAGATACCGTCATCTCGCATCAGTACCGATAAGGAATCATCTATTTCAAATATGATTCCCCCTAATGCGATTAGGAATATGAAATCTGGTTCGTCTGATTCTTTGTCAGGTGTGTAACCGTTCATTGTTAAAGCAAGGCGCATTGATGTTGCTACTTCTGCAATCATAAAATGGTATAGGTCTTTGTATGATGTTGGTGTTGGTGTTGGTGGTTTCCATATGTGTTGGATGATGTCGCAAGGTTGTGTTGTTCCAGCCCCTGCAATAAGGTATTTGTTACGTTTGGTTATCTTGGTCATTGCGTGGTGTGAATATGTTCTTCCACCATCATCTGTGACCCTTGAGTCTGCGATTAGTAAACAGTGGTCTGGTTTTTGTATGCCAAGTATTGTTGTCATTTAATCTTTTCCTTAAACCAGTCAGCACCTTCACGTAAAAATATGTCGTTAACATCTTTGTTCTCAGGTAGGTTAACTACTACTGCACTGTTCAAATCTTCTTTAATACGTTTAGCCAATTCCATCCCAGGGTTACGGCCATCTTCTTTAACATCATTATCAGCAAAAACAAATATTCTTTTGTATCCTTCAAGCATCATAGGAAACCAGTCTTTCCACTGTGTCACACCAGCAACACCCACAGCAGGTATACCACACATCCCTGACAAAATAATTGTGTCAATCTCACCTTCACAAATACACATTGTTTCAGTGTCTAAACCTAAATCGTTAACGTTAAACATCCCAATCTTTTGCCCTGTTGGCCAAATGTATTTAGGTTGACCACCATCAGTTTTACGAAACTTAATACCAACAACACCTGCTTTAGTCAGGTAAGGAATACTCAGTGCACCTACAGCGTGTTCGTGTCCGGGTGCTGGGTTAGTCACTGTACCGAGCAGGAATGTAGCGGCCACCTCTTTGCTTATTCCCCTTGATTTGAGGTAAGAGGCTGTCTCTGCGTTTAGTGCTTCGTAGTACTGTGCTGCGGTTTCCGTTAGTAATGCTTTCTGCTCTAGCGACAGCATCTTTGAACTCTATCCCTTCTTTTTTCTTAATCAGTTCGTACACATCACCGTAAAGGTCACACACGAAACAACTGTAAAGTTGTTCCCGTATGTTCACGGTTGCTGATGCGTGTGCTAATGATTGAATAACCCAAGCATCTTCAATGCTTGCGTTGCGTCTTTTAACAACAACGTAACCAATAGGTCCAACAGTTAAATCTCTTGCTTCAGCATAGTTTAATACTTCTGTTTGTAGTTCTCTCCAGAATTGCGGTAGGTCTAGTTTTATTGTTGCTTTGCATTCAAATAGGTATGGTGTGCCGGCAACGTAAACTACTAGGTCTCCTTCATCTTTGGCCCCTGCTTGGCGTAAACGTTCTGCTGTGAATCCTTTGGAGCGTAACCATTTCATTACATCTGTTTCAAACTTTGAACCTTTGGCTTTATTCTTGGCTGACATTGCCTGCTCTTTTCTTAGCACGTTCCGCTAGTTTTGCAGGTGAGTATCCACCAATGGTGCGACCTGTTTTGCGTGGAGTTTTTGGATTCTTTTTCCTTGCTTTACCATTAGGTCTATCATTGACCATAGTTTTAACTGGTGCTGGTTTTAATCCTTTACCTTTAGCCATCTATTCTCACTCCTTGAAATCTTAAAGCCTGTTGCATAAGGTCTTCATCTTTTAACAACATACGACTAGCATCAACTTTTAATGCCACCCATTTGTCACCCATTGCTGAGTGTTTAGCGAACCTGTTTTTAACACAGGCAATACGAAACTCTGAGTATTCTGGTTCCATTGCAACTGTCAATATCATTTCAGGTAGTTGTGAAACTTTACCTTGAATGGCACGCCTTGATGGTGGACGATTAGGTTCACCCTCAGCCTCAGATGTGTGATGCAAAATAAATATTGCTGAATCAGTTTCACGTGCAATATGGTGGCAGGCTTTCATAATGTCACGCATACCAGTCCACTCATTATCGTGCAGAGCAGACACGTTCATAAGGTTATCTATAATTATTAACTGTGGCCATTCACCATATTTTTCACCATAGGCTTTAACCATCAAATCAACATCATCTAATGTTGGTGATGGGTCAAAAGAAAATTCCATATGTTTTAATGATGCAAGTTCTTTAGTGTAAAACTCTTGACCATCATTCTTAAATGATTCTTCAATAGTGTTTGCCATATGCCCTGTGATAACAGCGGCAGCACGAATACTTGTGGTGTACGCATCAGTATCTGCTGACACATACAAGGTTGGAACGTTGGCTTTGATGCCATAAAAAAGTGCAAGAAGAGATTTACCTGAGTTAGGTTGACCAGCAATCATAGTCACTTGGCCACGTCTAAATCTTATGCCTTCTTTTTTAAGTGAAGGGAATAAGTCAGGTAGCAGTTGTGGTTCTTCCAAGTGCCGGACGGCTGCTTGCTTTATGGTTAACACAACTGCTCCTAACTAGTAAGGTATCCGTAT